GGCGATGTGACATCCACGGCGGGCGGCACCGTGGGCAACGCTGCAGCGACCATAAATACGAGCGGGGCCGTAACTTTGGCCCCTGGCGGAGCTAACACCAGCGTTACCGGACAGGTGATCTCTGAGATCAATATGCGATGAGCAAAGTTCTGTTGATGCTGCTGTTGTTGGCATCTCCAGCAGCTGCAGTGCCTGTGGTTCCGTCATTCTCAACTGGCCTGGTCACCAGTCGGACCGAGTCGAAATCGGTCATAAAGGAGAAAATAATTTCAGAGTCATATAGGACAGGCTTTGAGTACATGGTGGGAGGGCAAGGCGTTAAACCCTCGTCAGGCGTTGTGAGTCCTCCAGCAACAAATAAGGCGCTTAGCTTTTCTGGCCGCAGCAGCTGGGTTCAGGAAGTACCGGGCGCAGCGTTTCAGTTCAGCGAGGCATATTCAGGACCGGGGATGATTGAAAAGGTGATTGTGGACAGGGAAACTGTGATTGAATCCGTCGTTGACTCAACCAGCACGTTTAGCCAATGAGAGGCAAGCTTCTCGCGCTTTTGCTGAGCTTCACGCATAGTGCGCCTGCAGTCGCACAGGTCAGCGCAACAGCAGCGCCGGTGAGCAATAGTTCAGGCTCAGTCACCAATCAGGCGGTGATGGTGACACCCTCAACGCAGCATCGTTACCTGTATGGCTCCGGAATCCAGTGTGACGGTCCGACTCTTTCGCTGTCACCTTTTGTCTCTGGTGTTCATTCTTATGGCAGACCTAATGATCAATACTATCTAGAAAATGTGTACGATGATTCAGATAATTACGGCCTTATTGATCCAGAAACGGGGTTGGATGGGCCTGACTCTATCCCTGACAATCCGGGCCGCGTCCTGTACACAAAGCCAATCAGGACGGGTTATCGCAGCAACTACAGCAACAACTTTGGCATCACTGCGACAATCACTGTGCCCCTTGATTGGGGGCCAATAAACCTATGCAAGGCAGCGGCTCGCAAACAGGTCGAACTTTACGAGCAAAGTCTCGCCGATAAAAAGTTGAACCACCTTATGGGCAGGCTCAAGGCGTGCGCGACTGCTTTACGCGAGGGTTACGCATTCAAAGGTCCTTACGCTGCAATCTGTGCTGATGTGGTCCTAAAACCAAAGCCGGTGCAAGATCACACTCACGAGATCATTTACCCAGAGCGCGCCTCAGATCGCGAATGGCTTGATTCCGGTGACGCTGCACAGCCCGCCGCTCCTGTAAGGATTCCTGTTTCACCTTACGGCCAAGCTTCTGACTGATTTTCTTCACCACCTTCTTAGTCAAAGGCTTGACCAGTTTCTGCAGCACTGACGCGATTGGCTTGGCAAAGATCGCCACGCTTGTGGCAAACGCAGCCGTCAACGCGATTGAAACCGTCGGGCCCGCATCAGGGATGTAATTGTTGACTACTTGGCCGACAGGTACTGAGTCCCAAATCTTGACGCATTTGCCATCCTGCAGCTCATAACCAGCCAGAACCTTGGTGCCCAGCTTGTTAAAAGAAGCTATGGCCTGGGCTCCGTAGGGTGGGCAGGGTGGGTCACCCGTTGGCATACTGAAATCGCCGGTAGCCAAGGCCGGTTGTTTGGGAAGAGAGTTCTGAGCCGGAGCTGCTACCTCTGGCTCTTTTATTTTGGGCAACACTGGCTTGATGTATGTGAAGTCGTTTGGCCTGTAATCAGGGGCCTCAAAGACCGGCACGCCGCCCTCACACAAAACAACGTTGCCTTTGGGGTCATCCTCAAAAACTTCTACGCCTTGCCCGTTGCCAATCCTGGCCTTTACGCAGCCAGGCATTTCAATAACCGGCAGCTGAGTAACGCCTGGGGGCAAGGCTGCTGGTAGAACAGAGGCAGGAATTTGATCACTCAACACAATCGGCGGCGGGATTGCGCGCACTCCGATTTCATTGATTTGAGGCATGAAAGCAAACGAACGGTTTACCGCTGGATCATTGTTTATCGAACGCACCCGCATGAGGGAAGGCCCCCCAGTGGTTTACATCTGCAAGAGCGGTTACACCTCCAAGTCCTTCACCGACACTAAGCAACTTCTAGCTTTTATTCGGTGGCCTAAATCAACTCCCACGGGTACGGCCATCAGAGATTGGCTTGCGTCGTTTGACAAGAAACAAGATGCACCCGCGCCAAAACTGGACATGGCGAAGGTTCAGCGTGAAGGATTCGGGCCGGAAGCACACGACCCAGAGGATCCCGTGGCCGGGACAAAGATGATTACCTAAGGGTTGAACCTGTCGATCGCACGGTTCAGATACCAAGCGGCCTTCTGTAGGTCTTGCATGGTGTTGCCTTTGTGCCATGCCCTCAGCAGATATTTGAGCGCCTGGCCCACCAAGTAACCAGTCACGGCATCAGGCGCGCCAGCCACTACGTCCTCAATTACATCAATCGCCTCAACTCGGCCTTTGGTGTAATGCGCTGGTGAATTGATCTGATCGCTCACGGAAGCTTGAACGGCACAGCCGGGCCTGTACTGACTGGCAATTCTGGCATCACCTGATCAATCTGGCCTGGCACCATGTCAGTAATCATCTGAGTCAGCTCAAGCTTCAGCTCGCTGACATAACGCTTCGTCAGTGACGGAATGCGGGTGTAGAGCAGTGCGCTGCCAGCAACCATGCCCACGCTGAGGGTGAACGAGGCCACAGACATGGCATTGAATAATTTCTGCATGGTGGGTTTTAGGTAAAACAAAAGGCCCCCTTGCGGGAGCCTGATGTCGGTCTGTGTGAGAAACCTAAGCCGGTTATAACCGCGCTCAGAACTTAGCGCCAGCTTTGATGTTGACGCCGGTCTCTACTTCGCCAGTCATGAAAGAGACTTCGCCGTAAAGAGGACCGCTGCTGATACCGGCTTTGCCAGACAGTTCCAGCTCGCTTTCACCGCTGTCAGGAATGACAAGGGCGGGGCCAATCTGTACATAAGCACCATTGTCGAAATCGTAACCAACGTGCAAATCTGCAACCGCCGCACCAACACCAGACTCAGTGCCGACTCCGACGTTGATCTCAGGATTCACAAAAACGTCTGCGCGTGCAGACAGGGGCGCCAATGCAGCTGCGGAAGCGACGGCACCAATCACAAGACGTTTGATCATTTGGAAGAGCATTAACGTTTTCCCTGGCCACGATACTTCTTCCGCCCATGGGACGGTTTTGAATGTGATCCATTACCCTGTCGTGTCTTTTTTGGCTTGCTAGGGACAAAATTTTGCCCGCTAAGTGGCTTCGCCATTAGATCCCGTCAGTTGTATCCAAGTTCTGATACTTCAGGGCCAACCCGGTGAAAATTCCGTGTTGTGGATGTGACACCTGATCCCGGCCATCAAGGAAAAACAATTCCTCAAGCCATAGGACCCGTGACTTTTGCGCGGCTGTATCAGAAGCCCCGTAGCTGGCGGAGATCATCGGATCAGGACGTTGCATCAAGCTTCTGCCTAAAAAGCAACCTTAACGAGAGCCCTCAACCCATGCACGGCCTTCAGCACTGAGTCGCGACAAAACATCATTGTAGCTGTCATCAGAGGCAACGTTTCTAAGAACCTCCATGTCTGCATCGCTCAAATTCGCAGAATCTAGTTCGTCTGATTCTGCTGCCTGCCAAGATGTAGTGGCTTCATTCCAAAAATAAGAGCGTCCGTCCGTTGGTGCTGCAACAGGTGGTTCCCAATCAGCAGCAGAAGTATTAAGCACCCAGCTTGCGTAAGGCTTTGGCCCAACAAAGATGTCATCACTTTCGTGATAGCTATAGCCAGGGCCCGCATATTTGCCCCTGGTGGTTTCATCTCTAAAAGTTTCTTTGCATGTCATACCTAAACGCGCAGCGAAATCTGATTCACTTGCTGCATCTGGCACAGGTATAACCTGCACAACAACATCATTTTCATCTAGAAAAGCGAAATATTTCATCAGGTGTAGCTCCAAGAAACAGTGCCAGATCCTGCAGTAAAAGTTGTCACTTTGTCTGAGCCATCAGTTGCAGTTGATCCAGTTAGGGCTGAGGCTGAAAAACTAATTGTCAAAGTATTTGGATAGCGCAAAATCACTGTACCGTTTTGACCTGATCCAGTATTGTGGCCGCCACCACCAGCGGCAGACTGACCTGTCCCATTCGATCCTTCTGCGCCATTTGCTGTAGTGCCTCCGCCTCCGCCAGCTCTGGTAACGCTACTTCCAGTAATTGAAGACGCAAGGCCAGCCCCACCAGTAGATCCAGATGGTGCTCCACCAGCTCCGCCTCCACCTCCACCGGCAAGAGTTGAACCATCGTCACACCAAAATTTGTTTGTGGTTGAATTGCATAAAGATGTGTCCCTAGGAATGATGGCTCCTGATACAGCAGCTCCGTCAGTGCCTTGATTAGTTGTGCCAGTTCCTGGACTTACGGAGGTTGCGGTTGTTGATTGTTTTAACCAATTTGAGCCACCGCCGCCACCAGATCCACCATTCCCGGCAGCTGCGGAGCCGCCACCCTTGCCGCCTCCGATAGCTGTCAGCGAAAACGCAGAACTATTTGCATCGGTTCCAGAGAAAACAGAATTGCTGCCGTTTGTAACTACTGCGCCACCAGCGCCAACTGTCACAGTGAAATTAGTATCAGGGTCACATCTTTTGGCTGCGAGGCCAGAGGTATTGCCGCCACTTGATTCTGATCCAAATGAATTCAGATAACCTCCGGCACCGCCGCCACCAACAGCAACATTGTTTTCGCCTTCTGATGTTGCTCCGGTCGCACTACCACTGCCACCCCCGCCAGCTATCACAAGAAAATTTACGTCGAACGCACCTGAGACCCCCCAATTTTCTCCATGCGTAGCACTGGCTCTTCTTTCCCTTGCTTCAGTAATAGACCATGCACCGCTTGTGCCAGAATAATCGTCACTGACGCCGATAAAGTTGGCAGTTGTTTTATTAGCCATTAAGTAATTTCTAACACGCTCACCGTAACATCAAGATCATTGGCAGTTTCTGCCTGTGCTCTGATTTTTTGTGATTGCGTAAGTACTACCTTGTTGACAATGACCTCAACACTTGCCCCTGCTGGCACATCTAAGGCTTTGCACAGAAAGCTTTGAAGGGTGTTGCTGCTATCCGTAATCCGAATGTCGATCGTACATGCGTCAGTGCCATCGACATTGGCGACCATGCAACTAAGGGCAATAGCCACATTCCCAGACGCTGTCGGCGCTTGGTAAATGTCAGTCTCGTTTGTTGTGCTGAGCCTGACGGATGCGTTGTCGAATGTTTCTGCCATAGGATCATCCTAACGCGATTGCAAGGCCAAGGCTTACGCCGGCATCCGGTATTGTTCCATTGGCAGCGGCAGTAATTCGGCCTTGTGCATCGACAGTGATGTCAGCTGCAGTGTAACTGCCAGCAGTAACAGCAGTGTCGTCCAAACTCAATGTGATTGTGCCACTGCTTGTAATAGGGCCTCCTGAATCAGTTAAGCCGGTGCCGCCATCAACAGCAACACTGGTCACTGTTCCGCTAGCTGCAGAACCACTTGACGCAGCAGTGATACGGCCTTGCGCATCAACAGTGATGCTGCTCAGTGTGTAACTGCCAGGCGTTACGGCGGTGTTGGCAAGCTTATCTGCTGTTACAGCATCGTTAGCCAGCTCAGATGTGCCGATTTCACCGTTTGCAGCGGCAGTGACACGGCCCTGCGCATCAACAGTGATGTCAGCTGCCGTGTAGCTGCCAGCCGTGACACTTGTGTCGGCCAACTTATCAGCTGTTACAGCATCGTTGGCAATCTCGCTAGTGCCGATCGTGCCTGATGCAGCGGCAGTGACTCGACCTTGTGCATCAACCGTAATATCAGCCGCTGTATAGCTCCCGGCAGTTACTGCTGTGTCGTCAAGGCTGACGCTGATTGTTCCACTGCTAGTGACTGGTCCGCCTGTTGCCGTTAGGCCAGTGCCCCCTGAAACATCAACGCTAGTAACCGTTCCGGCAGTGCCTGCAATCTCAATGCTGCCTGCGCCATTGGTGATGGTGATGTTTGAGCCTGCCGTGAGCGTGGCTTTGCTCAGCGTGTTGCCAGT